CAAAATAGGCGAAGACCTTTTTAACAAGATAAGAGGACGTTTTCCAGAAGTTACTATAGGTGACGAGAATGGAACAGTTACTAACGAGCCAACAATGGCCCGCTTCTTTGATTTTGATTACAACGGTCTAGGTAAAGTAAGTGTTGCGATTGATGAAGACGAAGGGCTGACTATTATCTACAGCAAAGACTTTATGGAAGATCAAGACGAAATGACACAAGATGCTTGGTATGACTTCTTAAGAGAATTGCGTGTGTTCAGTAAAAAGCGTATGATGGAATACAGTGTGCGCGATATCACAAAGTCAAATTTAAATAAAAGAGATTATAAATTCTTAGCAAAAACACCTGAGGACGGACAAATGACAACAGAATCAAAACTGTACGGTACTAGCAAAATTAGTTACCAAAAAGTAGGCGAAGCACGTATTATGATCAAGCACACTGAAAGTGTTAATCAAGAAGCCGTATCAGGGCGTACACGCAACATTGGAAAAATTTATATTGAGAGTGCAGACGGTGAACGTTTTATGTATCCGTTCAAGCATCTAAGCGGTGCAAGAGCAATGGCACGCCACGTAGCAGAAGGCGGCAAACCGTTTGATGACTTTGGTGCACACATTGTTGGATTGTCAGAAGAAATGAACAAACTACGCAAGTTTAAAAACTATATGGGTCGTAGTGCTGTAATGGCAGAAAGTCTAGCAGGTTATGTTGATGTAGTTAAAGAACGTATCACTACAGTTAAAAAGACAATTGAAGGCTTACAAAAGCCAGCATACTATGCAGAAACATTTGCTGCATTTGAAAAGCCAATGATGGAAGATGTTCCTGCAGACGTTGCTGAAAATTGGATTGATCAACTTACTATTAAACAGTTCAACGAAGAACTATCAGATGTATTTCCGTACATCTACAAACTAGTAAGTGAAGCAAGCAAAGCAAAGGCATTAGGTCCAGAAGATTTAGATGAAGTTGCTGGACCAAAAGATTGTTGGGATGGTTACAAAAAAGACGGAACACAACCAGGTACAGGTAAGAACAAAGGCAAGCGTGTAAACAAGTGCGTTCCAGAAGATGCTAAACTAGAGCAAGGCTTTGAAGAAATGATGGGTCAGTTTGCCGAAGCAAAAGAGTGCAAAGAATGTAATTGTACGCCTTGTGAATGCGAAACAGATGTACAAGAAGCAATGATTAAGACAAACAGAGACGCCAGTGACGCACTAGGTGTATTACGTGGCAAAGGCAAGAAGATTGAAACAGGCGACGGTGAATATGAAGGCAACTTAGCAAACGAATATGCCAATGAAGTATGGGATGTATATTCATGGATTGAAGCAAGAACAAATGGGTTCCAAGGTATAGATCCAAATTTCCAAGCAGCAATTGACGCTATGATGGCATTGCGTAAAGAAGCTAAGAAACTAGAAACACAACCAGGCTCGGGCAAAAATGCTCGTTTTGGCAACCAAATTGTAAACACATTGTACCCAGTAATGCAATATATTGATGAAACAGACTTTGATAAAAAAGAAGGCAACGCATACTCGGGCGCAGTAGCAAAAGCTAAAATGAACGGTAAGAAAAAGGGCGATAAAGTAGACGGCCCAGATGGCGACGAGATTACACTAGAAAAAGAACAGAAGACACCATTAGGCGAGTTTATCCTTAGTTATTTTGATAGAGACGCAGGCCAGTTCCCCAAAGGCGAGACAGCAATTCTTACTATGGTTGAAAAAGATTACGGCGAGCAGTTCATAGAACCTGCTAAGGCTTTTATCGAACAAATAGGCGCAAAGTTTGAAGAGTTCCAGATGCGTACACAACCACAGCAGATGGAAGCACCAGACACAGGCGAATATGATAGAATACGTGAGTTAGCTGGTTTAAGATAATTAGTTAACCACTTATAAGTTTTTATGTTTTTTCTTTAAAAAAAGGCTTGACAATCGTTGTAGACGGTGTTATTATTAATACTGTGCTATAACACTAAAGGCACTAGTAGCATAAGGCTACTGCACATAGGCATAACATTGGAGGCATTAACTATGGCATCATTAGCAGAAATCAGAGCTAAATTAAAAGAGCAAGAAGCCCGCTCAAGCGGCACACAAGGTCCAACTGGTCCTAACCCAATTTACCCATTTTGGAATATTAAAGAAGGCGAAAGTGCTACTTTCCGTTTCCTTCCTGACGGTAATAAAGACAACACTTTCTTCTGGGCAGAACGTTTGATGATCAAACTTCCGTTCGCAGGTGTTAAGGGTGAAACAGACTCACGTCCTGTACAAGTACAAGTTCCATGTATGGAAATGTACGGCGAATCATGCGGTATCCTGCAAGAAGTACGAGGATGGTTTAAAGATTCAAGTCTTGAAGACATGGGTCGTAAATACTGGAAAAAGCGTTCATACGTATTTCAAGGCTTTGTTACAGACAATCCATTGACTACTGATGAAGCACCAGAGAATCCAATTCGGCGCTTTATTATTGGTCCACAAATTTTCCAAATTATCAAAGCAGCACTAATGGATCCTGATATGGAAGAGCTGCCAACAGACTACACTGCTGGTGTAGACTTCCGTCTAAACAAAACATCCAAAGGTGGCTATGCAGACTACGGCACAAGTAATTGGGCACGTCGTGATCGTCCACTAGGCGATGCAGAGATGGCTGCTGTTAACGCACACGGATTGTTTGATCTGAGTGAATTCCTTCCTAAAAAGCCAGACGCAACTGCTGTCAAAGTAATGCAAGAAATGTTTGAAGCGTCAGTAGACGGTGAAGCATATGATGCAGATCGTTGGAGCAACTATTTCCGTCCAGCAGGTATGCAAGCACGTACTGGTGATCCGCAGAAAGAAGCATCACCTGATGCAACTGCGACTAGTCAAAGTGCTCCTGTAGTTGAAAAAGCTGCTCCTGTAGCCGAAACAGCAACACCTGCACCGGCAGTAGAACCAGCAACAGGCGGCGGAGCAAGTGATATCCTTGCAATGATTCGTTCACGTCAGAACGGTTAATAGCAAGCTAAAAGGGTTGCTTTTACAAATAGCAACCCTTTTTAGTTGCCCACATATTACAGCTTTTTAGGAGAAACCATGGCTAAATCATTTGATGTTAGTAAGTTCCGCAAGGACTTGACTAAGAGTATCTCAGGCATGAGTACTGGATTTAACGATCCTACTGATTGGATTTCAACAGGATCATATGCACTAAACTATCTTATCTCAGGAGACTTCCACAAAGGTGTTCCGCTAGGTAAGGTTACTGTGTTTGCAGGAGAATCAGGAGCAGGTAAGAGTTATTTCTGTTCAGGTAACATTGTAAAACACGCACAAGATCAAGATATTTTTGTAGTATTAATTGACTCAGAAAACGCACTTGACGAAAGCTGGCTACAGGCGCTTGAAGTTGACACTAGCCCAGAAAAGCTACTTAAACTAAACATGTCAATGATTGATGATGTAGCAAAAACTATCTCAACATTTATTACAGACTACAAAGCAATGGATGAAGCAGATCGTCCTAAGGTATTGTTTGTAGTTGATAGTTTGGGTATGTTGCTAACTCCCACTGATGTTGATCAGTTTAACAAGGGTGATATGAAAGGTGATATGGGTCGTAAGCCTAAAGCACTAACTTCACTTGTTCGTAACACAGTTAACATGATTGGTTCGCTTAACGTAGGCTTAGTATGTACTAACCACACTTATGCATCGCAAGATATGTTTGATCCGGATGATAAGATCTCAGGCGGTTCGGGCTTTATCTATGCAAGTTCAATTGTAGTTGCAATGAAAAAGATGAAACTAAAAGAAGACGAAGACGGCAACAAGATCTCAGAAGTTATGGGTATCCGTGCTGGTTGTAAAGTAATGAAGACACGCTATGCAAAACCTTTCGAAGGTGTGCAGGTTAAGATTCCTTATGAAACTGGTATGAATCCTTATAGCGGACTAGTTGAACTGTTTGAGAAGAAAAACTTGCTAGTTAAGCAAGGCAATCGACTCAAGTATGTTGATCTAAATGGCGAAGAACATCTCGATTATCGTAAGCAGTGGAATGGCGAAAAACTCGATATTATTATGCAAGAATTTGCAGAAAAAATCAAGCCTGTGGTAAATACCAATGAAGTTGACGAAGAAGCAACTGATGATCAAATTGAGGAATCAACTACAAATGAATGAAGAGCACATCAGCGACATCTGGACAATGTTTAAAGAATATGTAGACAAAAAACAGATGGATCTTATAGCAGAAAAGTATATTGATTTACTAGCAGACTACGGTGTTAGTGATGAGACTTTTAAAGAAGTTATTGGCACAGATAGTACACTAGACGAAGCAATTGGGTACTATTTGGATCTAGATGTAGTCGATAACGACGAAGAGGATTGGGACGAGTAATGGGATGGTATAGTGAGGTTTCGAGAGATATTTCTAAGATTCCTAGTGCTGTACAGTTCTTCGAAGACGAGTTAATTAATGCTCGTGTCGAAGTAAAACTCAAAGGTAATGTTGAACGAGCCGCGGCAGAAATGCCCGGCATCGTTGAACATCGTTTTAATCAGCTACAAGAAATCGAAGCTGTGCTTAATTATCTAAATATCGAGTTGCGCAGGTTGCGCAGCTCGTATTTTAAAAAGTATCTTGAAAATTATCAACGTGCTCTGAGTAGTCGTGATGTAGAAAAATATGTCGACGGCGAAGCAGATGTAGTTGACTACGAAAAGATTATTAATGAGTTTGCACTGTTGCGCAACAAATGGTTAGGCTTA